AACGAACATGCGGATTGGTTGGATGATAATATATCAAAGGTAGAGGGCAACAGATGTAGAAAGCAAGCCGTGCAGTATGCGAAGAAAGATCTAAGACAAAAGGGAGTAAGAAAAAGTGAGAGATGATCTGATGGTGCAACAGCAGGTGGACAACGTCTGGCAACACATGGTTGGTGTAATATGCCTAAACCAGACAGGACGCAAGAAGGTCAAGAAGGTATTGCCAGGTTTTTTTAAAAAGTTTCCAACACCAGAACAGATATTCGAATCAGACAGGGATACGATAGCAGAGATGCTAAAAGATCTTGGTATGAAAAATGTCAGGGCGCACAGGATATGGCGGATGACTGAAGAGTACATGACCTGGGATGGTGAGGATGCAACAAAATTATTCGGTATCGGCAAATATGGTAGTGATAGCTACGAGATATTCTACAAGAACAGGATACCTGATAATGTGCAGGACAAAGAATTAATAAGATATATCAGAGAGGAGCACGGAAGCTATGAACGAGAAACTTAGAATGGTTCTAAAGAAGAGGTACGATGCGGAGATCGAGGACGCGAAGTACAAAATCGAGTGTTACAGTCAGCAAGAACTACTGATCCCGGAGCACTCGGACATCACGGGAGAGGTCGATAAGCTGTTGCATCAGATCGGCTTGGCAGAGGAAAAGATGGCGGTAATGGAGCTACATTATGGCAAGATTAAGGCAAAAGAAGTCTTATAATTCGACACCTAGGGTGTCGATTGGGTGTCGATCAGGTGTCGCAAAGGTGTCGCAAATTTAACGTGACACTGGTTTGTTCACCCTTTACCCCTAAAAATTCGACACTTGCGATACCCTTGCGATACCCTTGCGAGGGGGGGGGTGTCGAAAAATTAGCGTTGTATACCAACGGTTATAGCTCAATTTTGGCATTTGCGATACCTTTTCACTTTTTTTTATTTTTTAGCGCAAGAAAAAAAATTTTACCCATTCAGGTGTCGAATTTTCAAATGTGGCATAAATATGGCAACTGGACGAATTATGGTGCGTGTGGTAAATACTTCTTATGCCTAGGAAAAGAAGAAAAGCTGTAGCCTCAATTGAAACTCCCGACATACCTTATCCTAAAGTCCGAGTGGAGTGGATCGACTGTGTGAGTGATTCGGGCTGGGCAACTGAGAAAGAATTTGACAGAATGAAATTGGCAAGACCAATCAATGAAGGTTGGATGTATGAAAAAACAAAAGAACATATCAAACTATTTGCTTCCTATGATAAAGATAGTGATGAGATCAGTTTTGGGGATCGGACGATGATTCCTCGTCAGTGGGTGAAGAAGATTCAGAAGATATAACCTCACCTTCTATCTGTTTTGCTTTCAATAAAGGCGCATAGTCTTCCAATATCTGTTTCATCTTAGCCTCTAATTCAGACTCACTTAGATCCTCAAGTTTACCAGTCTTGATTATCTTACGATCTATATACAATCCTGCCGCTTTACCCCTGTTTGTTTCCGCATTCACAGCAGATGAAAAGCTACCTTTTTTAAGGGCTAATTCTTTGATACGATCTAGCTCCGCTATGTGTCCCTCAAATGTTACCATATATTTCTGTAATTTTTCCTCTCTCAGTTTGCCAATATAATCGACAACGAGTGGGTGTATCTTTGGATTTGTCAGTTCGTAACCCGCCTGCCTACATCTGTTTGCACTAAAGCCTGCCAGTTTAGCGGCTTCCGTTTTGGTCAATGCTTTACCATTGTCACCAAACACCAGTAGGTCAGCAAATTTTCTCTGCATCTCTGTAAGTCTTTTTGGAACTCCCATGTTTGACAATTTAAAATAACTATCCTATAAAGTCAATAATGTTTGTCAAACATCTACAGGAATACTTAGATCAATTTACTGACGGTAAAAGAGGCAATGCGGTGTCAAATGCTGTCATTTATATGGAAGTAAACGGTCACTTGGAAGAGGTCAGAAGAATCGAAGTGCAGGAGTCTAATATAATTGGACAAAGTATGATCCGTGTTGTATTAAAACCCACAAGATCAAAGTTAATTATCGCTCCTAAAACACCCGATTAGAAAGCCCTAGTTATTTTGAAACCTGAGCGAAAATTATATGAAAAAATTAAAAATATCTCTAAAGAAATTGTCTGGACTAGACTTGAAAATCTTAGCCTACTTGGTACTCCCGATCTACTGGGCTATAATAATCATCACAACTTTTTCACTGTAGAATTAAAAGTAGCTAACGGTAACAGGGCTCGCCTGTCCCCTCATCAAGTATCGTTTCATGTCATGCATCCCAAGAAATCTTTTGTGCTTGTGGAGTGGAAGGACAAACATCTGTTATTTGAAGGCAAGCAATCGCTTGCGCTTGTAGATTCTCCGTTGTCATCGCTTGAGCCTGTTGCTTCCTCGCTTGAAGATTCAATATCTTTTTTATCATCGCTTGGTGGTTGATTCTTTTTAAGTTCTTTGTAATACTTTGGATGTTTAAACGTATGGGTCACTTAATCTTCCATACAACTTTGTACTTTTTTATATGCAACAACTTTAAAATCATAACCAATTGTATCCCTATCTATTTTTAATTTCAATGCTTCTTGCCATTCAATTAAAGGATTGCCCTTACAATCAAAGTCAATACCTATAAATTTAGGTTTTTTAAAACCTATCCATTTTTGTTTTTTCATTTATTCATCCTCCCATACATCATCAATTACAAATCCACTACCATCATTTGAGTTTTGTAATTCATCCCATTTTTCTACTGGAATTTTTTCTGCTTTTTTAATTGCCTCTTTATCATCTTTAGCTTGTACATTTATTTCATACTGCTCGTAAACCGTATAACCACCTATGACTTTATAATTTTTCACTCGTCCCCCTCTTCATCTGCATATGCTGTTATGTAATCTCCAAGATTCATTTTAACTTCTACCATAGCTTGTGCCTCTGCATCTTG